CGGTCTATCATTTCACCTGACGCTTCGTAGTCTTTTAGATACTCTTTCATCAATCTTTCTTGTACAGAAATATCTCGAAGATTTTCTTTAAAAAAGCCGCGGCCGGAAGCATCAATGCTCCCTCTTTGACCCGCGGCCCTGTTCAAGAATGTAATACTCTCAGGAACAAATCGATGCTTAGCAACTTCCACCGCTCTCTTCATAACGTTCAGTGGAAGATTGTTGTTGCTCACAAGCCGTATACGGGCCCCAGAGGGCACCGTNGTGCCNCGGGGCATCCTACCCTTCGGAGTGAGTTCAATGGTCACAAAAGGCTTAGGATTGAGTAGTTTAACGTGTTTTACGCTGAACTCATCCTTGTCCTCTATCTCCCAAATCAGAAAGCCCTTGTCGTTTGTCTCGCCATGGTTCTGTTGCACGATCGATCCGCAATAGCGTACGCGGCCTTCAGTGTCAAGAACCTGATTAGTCTTATGAATATCGCCAAGCATCGCATAATCATGATTAGCAAAAATAGATACATCATGATCACCATGTTCCATTACCCAACCAACGTCGGTTTGCACCCCGGCAATTGATCCGTGGTAAACAGCAATATTAATCTTATTTGGATCCGATGGCTCAACCCAGTTATCCTCGTCAAATATAGAAAGGACGTTCAACGTTAGATCCGAATTCATTTTAACCTCACCTGAATTTTTTAATAAGTGAAGGTGCGGATGTTGTAATGCGGCCACGATCGGAGTGATCGCATCTTGTCGTGACGAGTTGCGTAAGTTGCCGTCGTGATTTCCCAGAATCAAATAAGTCGGCGCTATGTCTGCAAGAGTTGATAAAAAGTTTGAGCACATGTCAACAAACTCCGGGGAGATCTGTGTTTTGGTGTGGGCGATATCTCCGCCAATATAAATAAAATCTACTTCTTCTTCTCGTAACGTTTCATACATTTGTTCGAATACCTTGCGATATTCGTAATGATATTTTAGATTTTTAATGTGGACGTCTGCGCAGTGCGCAATCTTATACATGCATGGGTTCCTTAAGCCAGTATAGTTCGTTGGAGTAGCTCATCGAAGTTCATTCGAGTAGCACTGTTTTTTCTGTTCTCGAACTCTTTCTTCGGCATCTCTCCAAGATCTTTATACGGATCTATATCTATCTTATACAATTCTACATCATATGTCAAGAGGTTTCTGATAATTTCGAGTGCTTTTCTTTCTGCGTCCGCGTCGAGTGCGACATATATCGACGCGTCTTTCTGTACAATTTTTCTGAAGAGACGTGAATCCACACGCAGAGTAGACCCCAACAAAGGAACACTATTGCGGCCAGCCACAATGGCATCAAATACGCCCTCCACTAAAACTACATCGGTGGTCCAATCGATAAATAGATCATTAAAGACCACATCTCTGTCGACAGGTGGGTTTTTATATTTTGGATAGCCCTCATTATACGTGCGGGAAATAAAGTAATCAACGTTTCCATTTTCATTAAACGAAGGAATGATGATTCGATTCTCGTATTCTCCCGATGAGCAATACCCTATCTTCCACCAAACAATATCTTTCTTCGTGATGCCTCTCTCTTTTAAATACTTCCTCGCCATAAAACCACTAGGCGGCATATCTTTATTTGCTAGAGAGGTATACTCTTTTGGAAGAGGGACGGTCTGTTCGGGCTCTTTTTTCTTCTCAAAGAAATCCAACATGTCCCACTGATCTATCTCATGATAATTTACTTCTGTGTCAAGTAATAACCAGTTTTGTCGATGTCTATACTCCCCAAATTTTCTAATAACATGATAGATGTTGCGACCTCTCGTATCGCACACCCAACATTTATATACATTCTTTACTAGATTGACTGAGAACTTGGGCTTGTGATGACTGCAATAGGGACAATTAAAAAGATATTCCCCATTTGTACGACGGCTATGACCAAGTATTTCTCTTAGGATGAAAAGTTTTTGTTCTTCCATAAAGTATGCCCGGCACGAGCAACAATCACGCTATCGGCCCTATCATAGTAGCCGGGCTTAGGATTGCCATGCTTAGTATATTCTACCTTAAATTGTGGCATCGTGTCAAGTATAAACTTTAAAACTTCTTCTTTCGCTTTTGTTCCGCGTGGAATCTTAATCTCACTAAGTTTTCTTGCTTGGCTGGCGCCCACAGACTTCGGATCCATATGAAAGGTGTCTCGAATAGCCACGGAAGCCATCCCATTAAATCTTTGTAAAATAGCCATTGTTTTGCCGCTAGAGCCGCCGCTATTAAAAAATACAAAGGGCTCTTCAATCCATATCTCTCGTACAACAGGCTGTAAAAATCTTATATTGTTTAGAAACTGACGAAAGACATCTATCTTTTCAAAGAGGCCGTTGCATTTTCTCAAATCGCAGTGCTCACAAAATATTATTTCTCCCTGCTTATCAATACAGGAAATACCAACAATGCTAGTACTAATGTCAAATCCTAAAAACACTAAAGATCCAATTTAAGTTTAAAAGTAAGTTCTCTTTCTTCTATCTTTTTAACGGGCTTCGCCAGTTTGGCAATGGCAATTAAATTTCGCTCGTCGTCATATATCCCAATTTGTGAAATATATGTGGTTTTCATAAAACTTCCTGTAGGGTCATTATACGATGAACTCACTGTATTTTTAATCTCTATTTTATCATATTCATAATATCCAGTTGAGCCAGTGCTGGCTATCTGCGCCGAGCCTGACTTAATATAAGTGGGATTGTTAGAATGGTTAAGTTGGTTCTTGGGTGCGTGTGCAAACATAGTCACGGACTGATTCTTGGTAGTTCCCTTAAAATCTAGTATAAAATTTGAATGGGGACACGGGATGGTCTCGATGATACCGGCTGGATAAGTTGGAGAGTAGTAGTTCGGGCCAACCGTTGGAAGGGACTGCGCAAAGTAAATCCATTTTGGGACCTTAAGGGCCCCATCACCAAGATAATCATCCCGTTGGAGGCTGTTGTTCGTCCCATTAAGGCTCCAGCTTCCTGTCAAAACCAAAAATCCTTCATTATAAAGCACCACGCCGGCAACGCTGCCCGAGTAGGGGCTCCCGGCGGGGCCGACCTGAATTAGTTCACCGTTTTTATTGATATCCTGTAGCTCTCCTAACAAAGTGCCAGTAACATAAAATTTCAATGATAAAGACCCTTGCTTAATGGCTGATCCATAAAAAATAGATGGAATAGATACTAGTCCCACTGAAACGGCGGTGCCGCAGGGTATGTTCTCCGCCAGGGTCGTTCCCGTGTTGCTGCGTGGGCAGCCCAAATCACGTAGACTGCTACTAAATTCATAGTGAGGGCTTAAGTATCTATAGTAATTCATGGTGTTTTTCAAAGCATACAAGTGAGAAACATATCCACTAAAAGCAGTGGTAAAACCACTAGGATCGGTCGCGTCTGACTGGACATCCTCCCGAATGTACCTCGAGGTACCGGCTGCATAGTACTCTTTCGATATAGAAGCGGAGAGTGGATAAGTTGTGGATATTATGTCGCCGGGTTGGCCGGCATTAAAATCTTTTGTAGAGATCGTTCGAAAATTGATCCTAGTGCCATCTTTTACAAGAAAGGGTCTTATAAGCGGATTGGGGCCCGCATAGGCAGTCTCGGGTGCAAATTTATTTATTACAGCATTTGCAAAAGGATCCGCGGTGTCGGACAAGCCGGTTCCTATAATCCCATCCGAACCGCTCCGGTCAACATTCAATTCGTACAGAGAAATATATCCAGAAGGAATATCTAAAATACTTCCCGTAAAGGCGCCACTCAATGGAATTCGCGCGTTATAAGATGCGGTATTATTATATATATAAAACCGATTTGTAGGATTAGAGGTTATCGTGCTATAAAGCAGATCATTCTCTTCAAATTTAAAGATATGAGACATTAATAAACTACCCTTTAGTAACTAGTTTAAATTAAGTATCTATTCGTACACGAAGAGTTAATTCCATATTAGGGTCTTTTTTCATTGGTTCCGATAGTTTTGCCACGGCGAGAAGCTCGGTGTTGGCCGAGTACAATCCTACTGTAGTGACATAGGAAAGAGGCATATCAGATTTAAAATTCTTTACTCGAATCTCGCTTCTTCCGAGAGCACCGCTTAAATATGTTTGATTGGCCGAATAATTAAATTCATTATTATTAGCCCGACAGAAATAAATGGTTGAATTAAGTTCAGTAGTATTGTTAAAAGAAATATTTTTAAGGCGGTTTCGTAAACCGTCACAAGAGCCCGTAATGCTAGAACCAGTTAAAGATTCGTCGATCGTTCGTTTGGCCGCGCCGGGGCGCAATCCAAAATAGTCGTCAATTGATGAAGGTAACAAGCCATCATCGTTTCCCTTAAATATGCTAGCCGTGAGCACAATAATTCCCGCCTGATAATAAATCAAACCTGCGGGAATATCACTAGTGGCGGCGCTGGGGCCAGTAGAATCGGCAGAGCCACTATATAGAAGTCCATATTCTCCTGCTGGTGAATTGACTTTATATGCATTAAGCCCATCGAGGTCTTGAATTAAAAGAGAGCCCGTTGGGTGGACAGCTGAGCCGCCGACAACACTTCCTGTATAAACAGTCAATGAAAAACTTTGCTTTTTAATCTCATCTTTCATCAAGAGTCTAGAAAAATTGATAAAAAGAGCCTCTTTTATCTTTGTCCCTACAGACAAATCTCCATCTTGATCAAACTCGCGGATACTACCGGTTTGATCAAAGCCGACCAAAATCTGTGCCATCTCGGTGTATATATTAATTTTTTTGGCGTTTTGTTCGTGCGTAGAAGATGACAAAGAAGAGTCGGAAGAGTAGCCCACTGTTAAATCGAAAATGTGATTAGCAGAAGAGCTTAAATAGGGATAATCAAAAACCCCTTCGAACATCCCATGGGCATACGTTTTAATGTTCTCATCATTATAGGTCCCGGAAACAATAGTACCCGTAAGAGGAATTGCTTCATGTAATAATGTCTGTGTAGAGACTATGTCGTTGTTTAGAAAAGTTTTATATGTGGAAGCCATCTTCTATTCTATCCTTAACTGCTGATATCTTTGACAAATCTAATAGGTATATCTATTCGACAGCCGGTATTTTGACCTATGACGGCAACGGTAGAGTCTATAAATTTCCAGTTGCCCGACGTGAGGGAGCCAATATCATAAGTTCCTGTTGATCCGAGAACAGTAAATAAATAATTATTCGTTCTTAGACTCGTAGTCGCAGCAATTTTAAATTGTAATAAGGTCCCGCGGGGGCCGCGGAGGTTCGAGGAGACGCCAGCGCCGAGGGGCAGAATATATGCATTATCTGCACCCAAAGATAAAATATAGGAAGCTATGTCATCATCATCAATAAAACTCTCACTAGCAGCTGCGGCCGGGCTGGTCAGCGACACAAGCCTCCCAAGACGACTATCGAGTTGTATCATATATGAGGTTTCTTTCAAGTCGTCGTCTAAGCCCTCAATAGGAGATATGCTAGTAGCATCTAATCCCTGATCTACTCGACAATGATTATCCCCGAACCCGGGCTGCCATCCGTTCCAAATACCAGAACCCAATACCGCGGTCGCGGCATCGCTGACAGCGGCAACAGATTTAATTGTAGTTTCATCAACTAATATCTCAAAAGAATTTGAGTTACTAGACAGAAGCATAGCGCTCCCATCGAAGAGATCTAATATGGGAAGATATAAATGATCATTTCTGGAAATAGTTAGCAGATGCGATTTCATCGATGAGGCATTATTGGTAAAAGCCTCTAAAACAGGAGTTTGTAAAATATCTAAATCGTAATATGCACTTCCGCTTACATGGTTTTTTTGATATAATTCATAATTTATCTCATCATCGCCCAAAGCAAACTTCACAACTTTAAAACTTCCATCTCCTTTGGCGATAAGCACGCGACCAAAATCGGTCAAAACAGCGTCTAAAATAATATCTCCTGAGTTATCTAAAAATGCCATATGATTAATCCTTCTCCTTAATTAGTCTTGAATATTAAATAGTTCCCATTGTTATTAATCGGATTCATAGGGATTTTCCGTTTTATGCGAAATAAAATTCAAATTTAAATCTATTTTCTTCCCCGTTTGTTTAGAAGTTAAACGAATCTTAAATGTTTTATCTGGGCCTGGGGTGACACTATTCTCATAGGTGGTCCATATACCCTCACCATTGGGGCCTGGTGACATGTCCGGAATTCCGGTAGGATTTTCTAAAGCTGCAGACGTAAGCCCGTCTGTATTTATTAGGGTTTGAGCTAGTGCAGCGCCTACGTGCAAGAACTGGCGTACGGGCTTTTGAAGAGGCTTTTTTTCTCCTCTCGTTTGTACTAGGTGGGTAGTAATGGCCGGATATATGAGTCCATGATTATCGACCATTTGAACCTTATACACTGGGCCCGGTGGTGAAATCTGATCGTGAGTGTCGATGGACCTAAATGTATAATAATAATTAGTATTGGGTAATATAATATCATCATACGATTGTGCAGTAGCCCTCCCGATGGCGGATCCGCTAGTTTCTATCGTAGCGTGTAAATTATTTTCAAAATCCCTATAGGACTCAGGTGGCCTGTCCAGCCGATAAACTTGATAGGCCGCAGGATAATCATCTGTGCCAAACACCAAGGGGGATCCCTGGTATTGGGCAAAGGCGGCTACGATATCCGCCATGCTGGCGCCGCCAGTGAGGAGAGCATATAACGTTTCCCATTCGTGGCCGGTCGTTCGGCCTTGAGAAATCGCATATTCTCTATATTCCCCCGCATCCATAATATTTATAGATTCCGGCATCATCGCGTATTTAAAATTCTGATTATTAAGAATAATGCGCATTCTATTATTATACCCACGGAATGGAAAAAATTTCACTGACGGGAAAATAGGAGGAATATCTCCCACTTGAATCGTATTATATTCCCAGTAAGGTACCTCAAATATTTTAATGGAGGGAGCGCTGTGCACTTGTGCGGTGGCTTTCCCTTCTTTGCTTGAGTCCCAATAAGTCTGGGGGGACCTGCCATGGTCGCCGGTCGCCCACAAAATCTTGAAATTTCCTTTGTTTTTCCACCGCTCCCACTTTATTGTATCTGTAATATTGGCGATGATTTCTNACAGATCGCCGGTTGGCTCCCCTGTGGTGTTCTCGGTGAGTTCGGGGGGGGGTGGCACCCCGAAGCCCTGGCCCNCGACCCACTCAATGTCGGTGCTCAAATGCGGTGTCAAGCTCGTCAAAATTCTCCATGCATCCCAGTAACTCATATAGCGGCTTCTCGCGTCCTGGTCGGNCGNCTCGNCGCCGCCGGGNGCCATTGCAATTACATCTTGTGTTGTTCTTATCTCAAAACGGCCGGAGTGGGTAGCGATATTGTCTGCGCTCTCGCCGGACGGAGTAAAGGCTGCTCCTGTCCCAGTACCCAGAACAAATCGTACTCGGTATCTAAGTTCGAGCTGTGCATTTAAAGAATTTTCAATTGCTTGAGCTAATTGATGAACCCCAATAGAATTTGAGAAGATGCTCAGCGTCGTTCCCCATTCAGATATCGCGCGCGCCGGGTGGGGCAAGAACATGGTCGCCGCGAGCACGGACTGGACCGGAATCCCCACTGCAACTGCGTCTCTTTCCGTATAGGTGGCGCCGTCGACGTCGTAGGCATCGGCTATTTTTTCTCGTACATCTAGCATAAAAGGATATAGAAGTTCGCCGCCGGCCGCGGTCGACGCTTCGAGCGGTTGATTGTCAAACTCATCAGGTTGATATTCAATAAAACTGTTGGCTTCAGAAGTCATGACCTGGCCGCTCCGCTCCGACAAGTTCGGTGCAATTCTAAGCTGGTTCTGGCCGAGCGCGTGGCCTGACCACGTACCGTCATTGGCCGAGGGGTTTCCGACTCCTCCCATCTGGGTGGAGACGCCGTTGAAGAGTTTGCCCAATCGATTGGGCCAGGGGCTGTAGGGGCCCGGGCTTGGTGGCCACATCTGACGATTTCTATAATTATATTGATTCCCCACAACAAGATTATAAGCATGCACCCTATATTTGTATTTTTGGCCAAATTTTACCTGGGTATCTATATACTCAATCTTATCTAAATCTTGGGGGTTAGAAAAATAAGTATTTTGTATTGGATCGGCATCAACAATTTCGGCGCCGTTTGCATCAATACTCACTTTGTGCTTTGCTAGCCTGAACGCAATAGTTTCACAATACGCCTTGTCTCCCCTCATCATCTCTCTAAAGTTTCGACAGCGGGCGGTGTCCGGGGTGAGGGCTAAAACACCCGGAAGCCGTTGGCTTGGGACGGTCAAAGCATCATACCAGGCCTCTACAAACCTCTGCCACACATAAGAAGGACTGAAGGTGGTGTGATGCGAGGAGACGAAATTTATATTATCTAAAGTAGCCGCGGAGATCTCCATGCCGGTCGCGGTGGAATGGGGATTTTCATTAATTTTGTTTCCTATTATAATTCCCTTGTTATCGATAATAAAACCGCCACTTTGCTTATTGTTTTGTCCTAAGCGCCCAAAACTCCAAAAATTAGGATCGGTTGGAGCGAGGCCCCAGCCGATCCCATTATAGCCCGGGCTGAGGACGGTGAGGCCTGTGTCGCTACCGTGGGCTCCCAGGGTACCCGCCGCGTAGCTTGGGGGTGGCCAATTTTCTACTTGAATGTTGTTAGGGCTTAAGATATCGAGTACTACATCAAGAACTTTTGCTGGGTAAGGGCCTCGGTCGCCTCCGCCATCATTAAATTGTTCCGACACGTAGGCGGTCGCGTCGCCGCTGCCAAACCCTCGATACTCAAGGGGCGTCGCGGCGTCAGAAGTATCATCAACGGTTTTAGACACAAAGTCGTACTTTTGAAATCCACGGAGACCGGGGATCCCCTGGTTCAGATTAGAATTTTCTAGTATTTTTGCTTTCATAATTTCATACAACATAAAATCATAGCCACCAGCGGTGGTCGGGTCGATACCCCCCGGGTTCATGCGCTCCAAAACAAGATCTCGAAATACTGTATTGTTGGGGGTTGCATTGATATTAAATGCAAGATCGATCTGGAAGGGATAGGGCTTGCTAGGCGACTCGGCGCCGAAGGTGCTCGGATCGTCGAGGCCTCTTAATCTGGTATTCCAATTCGAATACCGAGAAGACGGGGCCCGCATAAGGTGATAGGAAATGCCCACATGCTCAAGCATATCTTTCTTGTCGCTAGAGGCGGGGCTTGCATTTAGTTCGGCCGGACTTAAAGAAGTCAAATAACCTAAATAATCTCTACTCCCTGCAGCGGCGGCGCCGGCTGACGTCGGATAGGCGCGGCCATCAATACATAATTGTGTAGGTGGCAACGTAAATGTCGGACCCAGCGATAGGTCGCTAGCATAAGTCATTCTATCAGAAATTATATCATACGTGTTAAGCACATCCGGTTGTGCTAGCCAGCCACTAGTGCCAAGGTAGGCGTATGGACTAGTGGGCAATTCCTGTTTTAGAAAATAGAATAATTCTGTATAAGCATGGGGAAGGTCTGACTCTTGTATATTATTATCCTTCGTCCAGGCTTCATAGCCGGGGTCATAGTAGTTATAATCTGAAGTAATATTAAAGTTAGTAGCTGGATCATCGTAAGGTATATTAAATTCGTGAGCGTGATCAAAAAATCCTTTTTCTATATTCGTGAAGTCGGCCTCGCGGCGCAGAATCCCATAAAAAACATAGGTGCCGGCGATGGAGGTGTACGTGGGCCCGGTTGCGCCCGGACCGGGGTCGCCGCTCCCTGCTATATACAGGCGCCAATTTTTCATAGTAGGAAGACCTAAAAGTTTCTGGCGGTCCGGGTCGAAGCTGGCTGCCCATGGAGGATCCGCCAAGTCGTTAAAGACTTCTTCATCGGCCGTCAGTTCGATAGTTTCTAACCACGATAAAGCGGCGGCGTAGCCATCGGCGGAGCCGGGGATATTCACAGCTAGCGGGCCGGCCGAGGTACCGATCGACAGCATCGATATATCAGTTGGAGTTCCGAATAGCATGGGGAGTGCTGACCCTGGAGGGGCCCCGGGGAGTGGCGCGCTCAAGTTGCCAAAGTGATTAAGCTGCTCGTATATATTAGAGGGTTTTACAAAACCATAGATATCCCCGACCCCGGTCGGACCCTGCATGCCCGCCGTTCCCACCTCTCCGACCACTTCTGGCCAGTTGTTTATTTTACGAATATTACTCGGGACCATAAACTCAGGCTCAGCGTTTTTCTCTTGGCCATCGGCGCCATATGGGTCATCGATTCGTAAAAAAGTCCAGTTACTCCAGTTGGGCGCGCTCGTGCCGGCCTCAAAGCTATAATACCTTCCCATAGAGAATCGCCACCGATCGACCCGGCTGGGCACGCCGCCCCAGTCTGCTGCAAACGATGGGTGGCCGGCGAAGCGCTGGTCCCCCGGTCCGGTGTACTGGCTACTCCTGTTGCCCCTTGGTCTACCAAGCAGGTAGTGTTTGTCCACAAGTAAAACGGTTTTTGACATTTTTTATCTAGTAGCCGGCTGTGCCGCCTCCTCCTCCCGTAGTGGTGGCAGTCGTCGTAGCTGTAGTGGTCGAAGCTTGAGGAAGTGCATGGATATGGGGAGGCCAGCCCACCGATGGATCGATTGATGTACTCTGTCCGGACTGGACGATGCCAGCGATAATTTGATGCGTATGGCATACGTTAGGATGCGCCGGAACGCATGCCTCTTTGGCGATGCCATTTCCATTTTGATCAATAATATATTCATGATAATGTTGATCACTATAAGTTGTTCGGCCGGCCAATTGTGCAAATGTTTTCATTGCGCCCGAAGAAGTTCTAAGAAGATTCGTATATCGACTTGTCATGCGCTTACTTGAATCATAGCTATTAGCAAATTGTGCTATAGCCATATCTAGATCTTGTTCTATAGATTGTGCGCCGGAAGTCTGATGTATCGGCATTGATAAAAGAGCGAGGCCCGCCGATTCCGTCGGAGGAAGCCTCGAAGGAAGCGATCCTAAAATAAACAACTCATTATATAATGGGGCTTTTATACCATTAAAGGCCCAGTAAGTTGTTCGCCGGCGTGTACGGCACAACAAAGAGGTTGCAGCACTTTGCATGCCTCTTAAAATATTTTTTGTAAGAAGTTTCCACACGGGCCTTTTCATTAAGCTTCCTCCAGGGCCCGACAGATAGCCGCTAAGATATTCTATACCATATATAAACCCATATTTAATCGCTATTGAAGGCATATCTTCGGGTCTAAGTTGTTCGTCTAAAGCTTTAGTAACAAACTCTGNTTCAATGGAAGAAACTGAATTTTTTGGAGCCTTGGCCATAGAAGTTTTATAGCCATTAAGAGTTAGATTTTGATTTTTCAAATAATTGCCATTAAAAGATTTAGACTTCTGCGTGCCGTCGTTCCCAAACCCATTAAAATAATCCGCTTCTATCAAATAAGAAGCTATATAGGAATCATTAGCCTGAAGGTACTTTGCAATTTTAGTACCAGTGCCGGTTGTTCCTTTAAATTTCATACTATTATTTTGCTGTTTTTGCTCCGTAGTTCCCCGGCCCCCATCATCACCATAAACTTGGCCCTCGTCGACATACGCTCTTCTATAGCGGACAGCAGTAGAAATATCCATAGGAGGAATAGAGCAGTCGCTGACAAACATTGGCAACTCTTCCTGCTCATCATCATCCAAAGTTAATATTTGTGAAGTACAATTATTTAAATGCATCACGTTTAGTTGGTTATTAATGATGATATTATCTATTAGCGGTAAATCGTTTGCCCCGGGTGCGGTCGCCGGAGGTGTATACAAAGCACCAAAATTCAGAGGAGATCTTTTCTGTGCTTGGGCGCCCAATAATACACTTAAGACGAACTTCGTATTACGTTTCGTTTCGGCATCTTCTTTGTAGACTTGATAAGGCGCGGTAGGAACTTTAAAATAATTAGGTGTTAAGAATAGTCCCTGCATAGTTGTATTGTTTGTTTTTCTTTCTTGGTTATTAACAAGGGCGTTCATATAACCAAACGATATATGTTTCAAATTTAGACCCATTCCCGAAGGGGCGGCATCGGAAATAATTCCTGGTTCCAAAGAAAGAAGATCAAATCCATAGTCAAGTAATTCGTCCGCATTAAAAGGGATTTTAAAAGCCTTCTCAATAGTAAAAATAGGATTTTTTGTATCAAACAAAGCGTTCTGAGTACCTTCTGCGCTCGGGCCGGAGCAGCCGCCAGGCCGCGTAGGTGGTTTAATTTTTAAAATATGGGTCATCTTAGAACTAAAATTGTCTAAAAGCTTTATAAGACGTTCTAATCCCGAGGGGCCTGAATAAATCGGATTTACCGTCGCCTCCAAACTTTGAACAAAGCCTTCGGATATCGCCCCTGCACCCATTATCACGTGCAATAGCTGGATATATCGTTCCATTGCCACTTGCCATGGCCGCTCTTCTGAAGAAAGTGACATCAATTTAGCATTATAATTACTAGTATACCGGCCCGAAAAAACACCGATCCTGCAACAGCCAGATCCAAAATTTCCGGGTTGTAGCGATGTACGTAAAAAGTTCTTTAGCTCCACCAAAGCTGTGTTTAAAAATTGCAAACCCATCACTAATAACTCACTACTTCGATCTAGTATTTCTATTTCAACGCCATATTCATAGAGGCCATATGTCTTCTCGTCCATCTCCAAGTCGGATCCCAGAAAGCTAATTACGCCTGGCTTTTGTTTAAATATATTTACCTGAGAAAGATTGGCATTTACCACATCTACCTTTTGGTCATAAAACTGATTTGGAACGCCGCCGCCTGTTAGTCTACTATGAGCCAGAGGCCGATTCAATCTTCTTCGCAATATTTTTACAGACAAAATATTACATGTTCCTAGAAGATCTGAGGGGTTTTTGTATAGGGATGCAAACCTGGCATTATTTCTTATAGCGCTTAAGAAATCAAAAGAGAAATAAAAATTTAATTGATTATCGTTATTTATCGAATAATCAATATTTGATAGGGTGCCTTGGGCTCCTTTTTTAAACTCTTGTATCTGCTGAATAGCTTTATTTTGAATGTCTTCAAAATTAAAATTCTTTTGAATTTCATTGGTGCTTCTCAAATCATTGATAGTGATGTTGGGAATTTTTACAGCAATCAAAGGTTGGGCCGTCAGAGATGCGTGCTTGTGCGTGTACCAAGCCCCCCCCGGAGACTGATGGACCGGTCCGACATACAGAGAAGAATTAGTGGCCGCAGGAGGGCCGGTATAAAAAAGTGTAGACTGGGTTGCTGTCGAAGAGTTTCTAATTATAAGCTCGGAAGTTAGCTTCCCATAATAACCTATGAAGTCAAGCGGTATCTCTGTGTCGATCCCCGCATATGTAGGGTAATAAGGGAAAGCAAAAAGCGACAAATAACTAGGATTAACCTCGCGTATTACAAATGTGGACGTAAAAGGAATTTTATAGAGCGTTCCTGCATCGACCTGAATGTTTTCGGCATTTTTAATGGTTCGTGGGTCTACATCACATAAAATTCTCTTAAGTGAAAGTCTTCTAATTTCTGTAATATTACGAATGCCGGGCGCCGTATACTTGAGCCGGACTCCTGGGTCCGTTAAAAGTGCGCCAGACACCACGTGTGATCTTGTCATTATTAGCACTACCTGAATATCATTCATATCACCGTTGGGGTCACTAAATATAGATTCCAACGAAACCCCCTCTGGCGCTATCAGGGCCAATGAAGCAAAAACATCTATTTGAGTCGTGTCCTCGGTAGCGCTTAAAACTATTTTATCTACTATTACTAAAGATTGTTCTGTGGCTGTTTGTATCATTCACAAATATCCTCTTCTGGTTCGTAAAGGTTCTTAATAAAATAATTCCTGGTGCTCACCACGTTCTTTCCTGAAACCACCCCCAAGGCCGTTAAGTCTGTAATGCCCAACTTTCTCAATAAAGAATTTTCTATTTCTTTATCAACATCCAACGTAAGATAATATTCCACGTCATTTATGGTGGGATCCTCTATCGTATTGTTAAAAAATAATTGTTTAGTCTCTATGGCGGTATCACTAGAAGATAGAAACACCTCCATACTATAATTTTCTTTAAGAAAGTCAGCATTTTCTTCAGAAACCCGTAATACTAAGTCTGTTTTATCTACTATTATGTAAGTGCCGTCCGCTAATACGTTGGTAACAACCGACTGAAGATTGTTGGCGTCATGAGGATTGGTAAAATATAAATCTGTTTCTTCGCTGTTGTCCGTGGTGCCAGCGCCAGTTTGTGTATACGATTCAAATTGGCCTGTATATTGATTATATGTAATTTTAATGTTAAGTTGGGGAATCTTTTCGTAGCCCCCAAGTGTTTCTACATATGGTATACTGCTGCTTATCTCTCCTTGGTACAAATTCAAAGCCCATGCTGGCGAATATTTTGAAGTTAATTTAGATGTCCCGATGGGTCTAGACACAAAATCATATTTTTCTGCTGTCGGCTGCAATTCTTCAAGAAAGTATGGGGAGCGCTCTACATACGCTGGGCTTTCCGAGGTCTGCGGCTCATGGAGATCCAGCGCTGCCCTAAGAGCGCCGGCTCTTTCTTTAACTGTCGTTTCTCTCCCAACAAAAACATTTAATGTCTTTAATGACGGGGTGTTTTCCTGTATGCGTGATTCTATCTCGTTTTGATTTTCGATNCCGCGGCCGGCCGGTCCTGTCGTCCAGCCACTGTCATATAAGATACCATTATCAAAAAAAGAATAATAGGCCGGCCTAAATCGACTTTGTGATAATCGATATCGTCCCCATGGGGTTAATTTAATCTCAATTACTTCTTCTTTTTTATCAAAAAATTCCATTATTCATCACTCTTTACGGGTAGTAGTGGGTTGACTATATTGACGTTAAGTTCCTCATTGGTTATTTGTACTGTGCTGTCGGGCTTGGTATGAGAATTGTATTGAATCCCCGTATCTACTTTAACTAGCTCCACTAGTGAAAAATAATCATAGGGCCAGTTGTATGAATAAGCCAACGTAGGCTCTGGATCGATAACCCTTGTATCGACAACTCGCGTGCCGCCTTTGCTAATTTGTCCCTTATAAATGGTAGACTCTTTCCTAGCAAAATCATTATAATTGTTCTCGGCCCTCTTCTTTACCTTAAAAACTACCCATTGTAAATCTTCATTAACTTCACTTCGGCCCAAAAGTTCACGCGCTAAAAGCTTATGCTTTATTTGCGATACCTTCTTTTCTATTTTACTACTAAAAGAATCGCTTCCTTGGTGACCCGGAGGCAAATTCTGCCACATATCAACATAATCTATTTGATCCATCTCCATTGAAAATTCGAAAATATACATAGCAATAGGCGCCATCTCCGGATTCATGACAAAATCGAACCTGGGTGGGAAAACGTACTTTTTCATCATAGCAATTTGTTGTTTAACAGTCTCAGAGACTTTTGTAGACAGACCTATAGCATCAGGGAAAGACAAGCGATCTGCCTTGTTAAGATCTAGAATTAATTCTACTTGCTTTCTACTAAGTTCGAAGAATTTGCGACGGCCATCCGCACACAAAATAAAGGGAAGTGCAACAACCGCCTCTTCTAATTTGCCGCCCGACTTCACTTCGCCGACCCTTTGTGGGACTCCTACTTCAAATCCTAACCGGGTGGCCAAATCTTCAGGAGCGCGTACGGTCACCGGGGTCCCATCGTCCGCCGAATAGGTAACCACGTGTGGTACTGTAATTTCTGCGAAAAGACCTTCTGCTCCAACAGGTACAGCACCATATTGGTGCCACATGCCACTAGTTGCAATCGAGAAGTTATCACCAGCGCCAGCGCCGCCGCCACTCGGCTGCCAGCCGGTCCACCCGTACGGTTGGAAAGTGAGCGCGCTGAGTTGGCCCGGGTAAGCACTTGGCATCGTTATATCATTATAGCTATGGGTTAAATGTACGTAATAATTGGTTCCCGCATCAGTACGTCGGGCCAAGTTGAGGAGCACCGGCGCGTACATGGAGTTGGTGCCGTCGCCCTCGAAGAGTACCTTGTTAATTACATTTCTTAGATGATTCATGTTGGTGCCGCCGGAGCCCGTAAGCTGCAGCAGATTAGATTTCCCATAACCATTGATGGTGTCGGCGCCTCCGGTGCCCTCGAAAACGAAACGCGTCCAAATCACGTCCGAGCTACTAGTAAAAACGGCCGGGTCGAGATCCGGATTATAAATCGGAATCGAAACTTCGTTATTCAACGTGGCGTCGCTGCGGGTGTATACATATGCTTCTGGGTACTCAGGAAGGCCGCTGCCGCGGCTGTATGGCGGAAATGGAACGGAGGTCTCTACACCGGCAAAGTTTAAAACGGGTGTTTCAAATTTGGTTTGTATAAGCCACCGAGGAGAAGTGGCAAAATTGCCGAGAGGCGACGGCCCCAACACTGACCTTTTCAAATTAAAACTGGACGATAGCTGCATGGCAAACCAAGTGCCCATCGCATCTGGCGTGGCATTTCTATTAAGAGCGCGATCATAAACAAAAATCGAATTGTCCCATATATCAGAAATTTGCTGTTGTCCGTTGCGGTCAGGCGTAAATATGATCGTACAACTACCGCTTCCATCAAAATATGGTGGAGTTACGTGTGCATAGCTTGCCGAATGAATCGGGCCCCCGCTTTTTGCTATACCCTGGCTTTGGTCCAGCACACACGGCATTCCAAACGCACTCTTGCGGTTATACATTGTAAAGGAGCTTGTCAAGGCCATCCCGGAATTATTACTAGCATGATTTCCTGCCACAGGATCTAAGGTTCTATATAAATTCAATCTAAGGGCATAAGTTTTATCCATTTGAAAATCATCATTAAACTCATCCTGTATAGATGAAGCAAAACTGGTTAATCCTTTTTGGAAGAAGTTGACCGTTTCGCAAGCAAAATTATCGGCGGCTAGCTCATATAGTTTACTACCGCCTCCGGTCCACCTTACTCGATGCGAATGGAGATATTGCGCGGCGCCGGCATAGCTAGCGCTGGAATTCCAAAACAGACTGCCGGTTTGGATTCCCGGCTGATCAATGATCCAGGATCCTGAAATGGCTCTCTCACTTAAATAATTCCTGGGTCTTAGAAGTGCCTCAAATGGTATTCTCTGAACCCCGTATTGCGCGGTCTCGTAGTTAGTCGGCGACGATTGAGGATTGGGATGCTGGGTGCCGCGCGCGTAAGTGTCGTCGGGATATGCACTCATACTTAGGAGGCTAGCAGAGGGAAATTGTATCATTCCTTCTGGCAACTGGGTGCCGGTGCCCACAGATGATGCAGCGCAGCTGGCCCATGGATACTGCCAGCCAAGCCCCGACTTATTGTCTAGAGTATTAAATATAACGTAATTGTCCACAGCAATTCCTGATTTAATAGTATTAAATAAAATTCCTGGCCCAAAGAGAGGATCTAATAGCGGACGATGACCAATTGCCGAATCCTGGCTATAATTGTACGAATAGTAGCCGATGTTGGCGCCTTGCTCTATATACGGTGCGTAGGAAGAAGAAAACAAACGAGACAGTTCTACGGTTCTCTCAGCCGGATAAAATCCCTTATAAGGCAAAAACTTAAGTAACGCTGTACACTCTAGAGCTATCACATCTCGTTTCAGAATATCATCATTAATCAGAACCTTATTGTCGTATTTTTCATCCACAATGCTGAAAAGCTTCAGGAAATCAGAATTCATATATGTCTTAAAGAAATCACTTTCTACGCCACACAGCGAATACGTTTCATCCTCATTCGAAATCGATCCGCCGGTTAATTCAAAATATGTCGTGGGAGCTAAAAAGTCTCCGCCCTTTTCATTAATATAAAAATCCATTTTTTCACTTATTCTGAATTCCGGAACTATTGAATAATCTTTTCCTATTAATCTCAAGTTCTTACAATATTCACTATAAGTCGCGTAAGGTCTCTTATTCGCCTGGGTCCCGGCCGTCCATTCTGCAAAGCCGCCCATACAGGGCATGCCCGTGGAGGTTTCCCCTACCGGGATGGGCACATTATAGATAGCTGTACTGGCAGTTAGGAGGTTCGCTAGGTCCTGGAAGACCAATCCGGCGCCGTCCATGAAGACCTCGACGCCGTACCTAGTAAAGTTATTTTGAAGCTCGCCGGCGCCGTTGTAAGGAGTATCTAGAGCGCTGGCACTAGTGGCAAAAAGCGTTGGTGCGTCTAGAGGCCAGATGCTGGCATCTGGGTTTGTCCTCGCAACAGGCTCCCCTACGGTGGGAAGCCAAGACATAACTTCTTCATCTATAACGGTTCTCGCTGCTCTGGCATCATTCCATATATTTGCTATTGTATAGTTCTCGCGAGTCCTGGTTCGATTTAAATATGCATTATAAGCAGCTGGGTATACTCGTTGTTTATAGTTCGCCGCGCACCTCAACATTTTAAGGAATGGCGTATGGATGCCGGCTTTAGCCTTCACAAAAAGGCTGTTCATACGATTAAAATAAAGATCTCCGCGGTCCGTATCGTATTTAAGACCGAATTGGGGCCAAATCTGGCCCAAATTAGAAAGATATTCTATTTTATTGCCAAATGAGCTGATGTATTTTCTTACTTGCTTTTTACTTACCTGCTTGCCTTCTTTAGTGTCATATTTATTAAGGGACACAAATATGTGTTCTAAGGGGTGATGCTCGCTTGCCACACATGGTTCAATATAGTTTTTAAAAGTATTAACCAGCTTCGGCCGCGGATTCTGCCATATGGTCCAAGCTTGTGTGTGGGCCCCGTAGGTTCCATCTCTTATAGAAAGAATGTTCTGTTTTTTGTGGAATCTCGCAACAGGACCCTCTCCGGTTCGAACCTGCTTCCATGATGGATATTGATATGGGCCGTTGCGGTGAAGCATGAGAGCGTTAAACATATAGGCTGCCGCGGCGCCGAAGCTGTTGACGGTCGTCCCGGGATTTGCCGTGGACTGGCCAACCGGGTTAGAGGTATTGGTGATCATTCCCTGGCTCCGTTCGTCGGCGAGAGTAGGCGTATCAAGGTTCCTGTTGGCATATTGTGTCGCGGTTCGGTTGGCGAGACCGGTCTCTTGACCCCAAAGCGGTACCGTTGAGGCAAAGCCTAATATGTTTGTTGTGCAACTAACTGGATCTTTAAGATTAAAATTTATACCAACAAAGTCTGTTGGGACATGAGATCCTGAAACTGCGTACGCGTGGTTGGCCATTATGGCCGGGGTTCCACCCCAGGTCCACTCGAAGTTGCTGTTGCTGTTGACATATGAACCCCACTCACTTCCTGAAATTGTTGCATCCGACATCGGATAATACGCAGTAACTTCATATCTTGAGCCGGCTATAGAGGTGGGAGTGATCGCAACGTCGAGGCTGTTTCGGGTACCATTACGATCTCCAATTTGATCGAAAAACAAATTATTGGTGCCGTCTATCTCTCCATATTGAGAACCCCATCGCCTGCCATCACCCATGCGCCACCACGAGATTAGATTGTTGGAGTCCATTCTCTTAAGATCGTGGGCGCCGGCGTTATTGTACAAACGCGTAATCTGTTTAGCACTTAAGGCCTCGTTCCAAATTGATACTTCGTCGATGTAGCCATCCCAACAGCGGGACAGGGTTCCGGCCCGGTTTCCAATGAGTGAATTATAAGTATCTATGTTGTCTGGACTCGAAGCACCCGTACTCCCCAGAACGGTCGCGTCGGCGCCGTTAAGATAAATTTTCATGCGTCCGTACGAGTCTCCCGCACCTCCACCGGCGTCCAAGGCCCCGTCAAAAGTACAGACCACATGAGTCCAAGTACTTAAAGGCACCGTATCGTCCGCGGTCTTCACGTAGTTGGCAGCTGGTGAACCTGCGCGCTGGAACTGAATTAGTTTATCATTGGTATACCGGATACGGATATCGCCCGTACCCATTTCTACTACACGCCCGAAGCCGGCCTCGCCGGCGTCGAGTGGATTCACCCACGCAGAAATAGAAAATGGCTTTGCAGCGCTACCAGCACCTCCTATTAAGGCATCCCACGTGGCCGGCGTTCCAATATCGATATAATCGCCAACACCATCGAACTGAACCGACGCAGTATTGGGATAATACCTATAGTACTCTTTTTCGTCATAACCAAACCACGAAGAGCCCGGATCCAACGATGCCGTAATCCAGGCATATTGTCGATCCGCCTGTGGAATGGGGTGCTGGACATACCAGTTATCATAGCGAGAGCCTGTAATGAGGGGGAACCCGGACGATCCAGTAAAGTTTCCCGATAATTCCAAGCGTCGACGACGGTTCCTGTTTACCTTATGATAGGCCGGCTCGCACGAATTTTCGTTAAGATCGAGGCGTCCGTAAAGAGCATCAACAGCCTCAAGATTAGGAAGGGGGCCCCCTGCTGGTGCGGACAGAGACCCTGTATTAATACCAGGGCGGAATACCGGATCCGACCCATATGGGCCACAGTGCGTTGTTAACAACGCTTGTAGCGCTCGCCAATGTCCACTTTGATCCTCGGTCCAAACCCAAGGAATCCAATCGAGCTCCCGATTTTCTTCATCATTCGGGTCTATATTAAGACCCGCAGGACCTCTTACTGAAAGATTTCTAAACGGGTGAGCATTATAGACTGACTTTTCCTCGTGTGCTGGATCCATATATCCAAGGGATGCTACTTCATAACCGCCGGGTGCACCAAATCGATTTACAATTACTGTTTGGTTAGAGTTGGAGCCTATTCGCTCAGGAATTTCATATGATAGATTACCGCTGAGGTTGTTGGTCAGTGCCCCTACAAAAGGCGGCGAGACCTTTTGAATCGCGCCCGCGAGGAAATTACCTGGTACACCGCCCTGAAACGGTACCTCGTCTTGTATTGCGGTATAAATGCCGTCTCTAATATTGTCGCCTAACTGCCACCAGGAAAGAAGATGGTTTGAGATCGTTGCTGATCTTAAATTCCAGCGGCGGCCATTATTATAAATCTCGGTGGCGTCTGCTTGAGATAGCTCTTTAGTCCAAATAGCCACATCACATAGGTGGCCTTCAAAGCCCTGGTTGAGGTTCGAGTTGTTGCCGATATAAGATATAGCTCCATCAATCGCTACCGGCGCATCGGCAGCTACTTGACTGTTATTATCAAGAACTCCATTAATATAAATCGAGGGGGCGCCATCGGTGTCCCCGGGATATGTTGCAACGACGTGATACCATTGATTTAAATTTAAGGTGCTCGAATCCACCCGGCCGGCGGTAGAACCATTAATATAAAATCTCAAGGTATTGGTAGACCCCTGCCAGCCTAGCTGCCGGTCGATGAGGCTAAGATTAATTATCCGACCGTAGTTGAGGCCACCATCTCCCGTAGCATAAAACCAGGCCGAGAAGCCAAATGCCTTTGCTGCGGCGCCGGCGCCACCTATTCTGTTGTCCCACGGGGTTCCATCAGTCGCCCCGTTACTAATATCTATCGCATTGGTGGAGTCCGCAAACTCAATTGAATGAACGAGAGGGGGCGCAAGAACGCCGCGGCCTCGAGTTGCTAATGTTTCAGGATATTGAGCAAAGCTAAATGATTGATCCTGGAAGAATGGATCGTTAATACTACGGCCGGCCGTTTGAACCACTTGATAATTCTTTATATAATTGCCGATCTTGCTGTGCATTATGGTGCCGGACAGTCTTACCTGTGGAACAGCGCCTGTCATTAAAATATTTTTAATATTAATAGGACGCTTGGCCAGCTCGTCTCGCAAATATATGGCCCTTGGACGATTAAATAAGTAAGGAGGAGACACCGCTGGAGACCCAGGATCTGGATAGTCTGGAGATACTAGTCCTAGGGCCCCGACAGACGCTATTGGAGATCTTGTTAAATCAATGCCCGTTAATATTTTATAGCCTTCTGCTCTATCATCAGCCGAATCTAGTCCACTAAACGCAGGATTTCTGGACCCGGAGGCGTTAAGTGCAATATGCCGCACTTGTCGTCCTCCAACAAATTTCTCTGTAAATGGACTTTGTAGCGGAGTTTCCATATCATGACCGTACGTATCGGCGTGCAGATTCGTAAGCAATACAGAACCGGTAAATCCCTCAGCAATAACAGCATTATAGCCAGTATTAACAGAGGCATTCCACTCCGGCAAAGACGAAGTAATCTTATATAAACTAAAGGGCGATAAAGTATTGCCATGGCCCACTAGGCTTGGATTATCGCCTTTATTAACCTGTGCGTCTAAAGTAAAATCAATACGCTTTTTCTTGTGGAGTCCCAAATCATCTATTGAATCAATAGTTTGATCAACATCTTTACCGAAAGCCAGCATTATATTCTGTGGTAGATTGGTTCCTGGTATCAGTGCTCCTGCGGGTGTGGTAGACGTATAGACGAAACCTATCTTTTTATTACGATGATAGTTTGTACCGCAATATATGACCTTGGAGAGTCTAAATTTATCCCGATAATGTGTTGTCTTTTTTCTATTTCTAGTTTCTTTTGTAACATTTAGTATTCTGGTGCGACTAAAATTTACTCCCGCATCGGAGGAAGATAGTTGTGTGGCAAAAGTAGATAAAGAATTTCTTTCAGCCAATTCTTTCCACCAATTAGCGTTTTGATCTTGCTTATTACTAACCGGATGATGCGTATTCTCCCAACCAGGACTAAGAGGCAGAATAGATTGGACGGTACCGAGGGGATCCCCCGCTTCCATCTCCAAGGTGGGAAACTTGTGATCATACTTGTTTCTTTCTAAAATGTGGCTTTCAATCATCAAATTAATCTTGTCGGAAAAGGCGGTTGACGCCGGAATGAGCTGCACCAGCATTTGTGTCAATGAAGAGTCGAACCACTTATAAAATTCGATATATTTGTCAAGATCCGGCTCGTTCTCTATGTTTTGAAAAAACAGCTGCCGTAGCTTATTTAAGTCTTTATAGTGTGGGCGATATCTGTTAATGGGCGCGCCGACTATATTATTAAAATCTATAATTGTAGAAAACATTTTAAGCATTTCTTCAGAAATAGCTTGATACATGCTTTTTTCAAAAGCAAAGAAGAAGTTAATTGGTCTCGAATCCTGTACAAATAGGGATTCATCGGCAGTATTTAAAACTTTTATGGTGTCTTCAGAATATAGGTTCTCTGGTAGGTTTAATTGAGCACTAGGAATAAAGTTAGTGTCAACTATTTTTAGTGAAGAGGTGGGGAATCCCAATCCGCGACCTGGATGTCTGAGTTCCAACGTGGGTCCTAAGAAACCATAGCGCGTTGCCGGAGAGGAGCCGGAGGAATAGTCTGCAACTTCAAACTCTCCGGACGCGCTTGAGCCAGTCACTTGCTCGAAATCCCAATTCAAAGCCAGCGTCTCTATTTGAGAAACTCCAAAATTTCCTCCGGGCCCAAGACTTGCGCTATGTTGATATACGTATGAATTCTGAAGAGGGTGTGCGCGGCCGTAGTTTTCCACATCTTTGGCGTGGGCCACAATTATATCATCCTCTAAATAATCTAACCAGTATCTTAGAGCGCCAATTTTAATATCAGTGGCGGTTAAGACCGAGCCAGTAAAGTTTTGTCGATGCGCGCCGGCGTACAGTCGTTTAGAACCTGTTACAAACGCTGCGGGCGGTGCACTAATGGTGCCCGTAAGACTAAATTGGTTCAGTGTTACTCCGGCATCGGTTTGAATTCCAAAAAATTCTACGATATAGTCGTTAGGATTGGTTGAATAAGTGATATAATCAGCTGTGGGATATTTAGATGGTTTAATTTTAACAGCAAAAGTCCACTTAGAATTATCATAAACTTCACTATAATACGAACTTGTTAATAGCGGTATCACGCCTCCCGCGTGTTGGCTAGATGATAACTTAAATTTAGCAGCCTTAGAAAGGCTCGTATTGCGAGTACAATATACTTGGAAATTAGGAGCATCATCAACGCCCCACGTAGGATCTCCTTCATCATCAGTTGAAGCGCTATGTATCCCAAATAGGGAAGCATCCAGGGCCTGATATTCTTGAGTGTTGGCATCGGGGTGAGTGAGTGGCAGCTTTTTGGGGAATATAATTTCAGCCTCAATTGTTTGAGCATAGCCCCCTGTTAGCTCAAATGCTCCAGATATATAACCGACCGTATTGGTATTCAAACTAGAAGTCTGTTGGTACACAGTACCAGTAAACCTATCGATGTTATTGAAATCAATAAACTTTTTACGAACCGATTTGAGAGTCCTGTTGTCCCTAAACTGATATTCAACATTGTCTCCATACATGTTGATCTTGATTATTTCTTCGCCTATGCCAAAACAACGTATAAGATTTCTAAATGATTTTAAAGTGCCTTTAGATTTATAAATGTGTATGAGATTATTGTAGATGTTCTTATAAATGATGTTTTTAATGTCAGTTAAAGATTTATCATATAGCCGATCTTCGCTTCTGTCGGCCAGTTGCTCTAGAACATCCGCATCTAAGAAAAGCTCTGGAGAAAGAAGCCCTCTTCCTTCTAGTAAACGATTCGCAAACACATTCGGCTTGTTTGAGCCGCTTACATAAGCAACATCTTTTAGACGATTTATGCTTTCAATTTGTAAATGAAGACTATCAAAATAGCTTGCCATAATCTGAGCTAGATTTTCTAGACCGGATCCTCTTTCGGCATCTTCCTCCTGCATCCAAGAAGGAAACATATTGAACATGCTGGCATTATTAGTAATGTCATAATCCGAACCACTGGCCTCTAAGCGCGCTTGGGTTGCGGCGACGTTCGGATTAGAAGAATAAATGATAGGATCTCGGAATTCTTTAGTCGCGGCCGAAGATGAAACTATGGCCGAGCCCGTATTTCTAATTCCGGTATAGTATGTTGCCCCGCGCGTCCAGGCGCCGTTGGTTACGCGACCTGAATAGTCTAAAATAGTTAAGTCCGTACTCGCAATTCCTGTAATCCCTTCATTAAACTTGTAATATACTCCCAAATTGGTATTGGCCGTATCCGTATTGGTGCCTCCACCTACCTGTGTGAACCAATATCTACCAATATCTTTTGATGTTCTTTGCGTTTTCCAATATCGGAATTCGTCCAGGGAGGCAGACAATTTGCCAGCATACTGTGCCCCATCTGAACCAGAGGGAGAAGTTACAAGCGCACCAATAGTTGCTACTTTGGCCCCGCCTATCTCGCCAACACTTCCAGTAAGAGTGGATATGCCCACGTCTAGGGTATCGTTTAAGTCTCCATCGGCGTAAAACCTAACTCGAACAGCATTATTTGAGGGGGAGTAGGATTGAATCTGGCTTGCAGCCATTGCTGTTATTATACTATCTGAATAGCCGTCCATACCTCCTTTTTGATCGACAATATTATTAGTGGCCGAGGGTGTATCGGTGCCATCAAAGCTATCGTCTGGATCGTTCCCCATCTTCCACCATGAAAGAAGACCCGCAGGCGTCGAGGCTGCCAGAAGGTTATTCATAGAGCCGCGCTTATAAAGTGTTCTAATTTGTGTTGGGGTCAAGACGATATTCCAGATGGCTACGTCACCAATGTAGCCGTCCCAGAAGGCGTCGCCGGTAATCTGGTAACCTCCGATATAGGCCGTAGCACCGATGTCAGCAACGGACGTTGTAGCCGTGGGAGTACTGGTCTCGTTAACACCATTAACATATATTTCCATTGTACCATTGCCATCGCCATAGGTGCTTCCGCCACTATAGCTTATAGCGACATAATACCACCGGCCCGGGGGGAAAGTGTTGGCTGTATATAGTGTGGTGATTGTTCCCCCAAGGCGAACTGAAAAGGCAAATTTTTCTGCAGAAACATTATAGAGAAGATTTCGGTAGTAGCTAAAATTGAATATCGCTGGGGTTGTCTCTGTCGTGTCCTCCTCTAAATAGACCCATGCCGCAGCCGTAAAGGGGCGCGCATTGGTGGTTGCGCCTCCAATTAAGTCACTCCAGTCCCCAATGTTTATTCTATTTTCACCAGCAGCATCGAAGAAAATCGATTTGTTTACTGTATCGGTATTTTTCAATGTAACTGCGTAGTGCGTCCAGCTTTCGTCTGCAACCGATGCTGTAGTAATTGTGTTAGCGCCAACTGGTCTAGACTGGAACCCGGTAGTGCCAGACATTAAAGTCAGCATGAACGGATTGCTACCTTCGTCACCGTGGCCCGAAGCGGTAAGCTCTAACCTAAAGCGTCCATATGTACCGCTGCCGGTTTCTTCGTTATTCCAAAGATCAAATATAACTTCCTTCTTGGTATTATCGGTATCAAATGCATCCTTTTTCAGCCAAAACTCTAATGAAACACCGCCTGATACATCTAATTTCAAATTAGATTCGCGATTTTGAGAAGTATTCCATATATTTGCACCAGCGCTTTGAGGGCCGCCTCCCAAGCCCGGGCCGCCTTTAATATTGATATATTCTAACTCGGCCGGAAGACCATACCCATCATCAATAGAAGTCTGAGCACCCCACCCACCATAAGAGAAATTAATATAACCGGTAGATCGTGGATATTCGTTCTCTAATATGTAAAGGTCTACAAAGGACGAACTGTTTTGCCAATCTATCCTTTCGTATAAAGAGCCGTCATAAGGATAGGTTTTGTAAATATTTGTTATGGCATCGGTATAATATTTTTTGGCCGATCCATAACGAGCAAAATTTTTGGGTTGAGAATAATCAACGGCCGGAATGAACCGCTTCTCGTTTTTAATATCAGCCCTGTGATAGTCTACTGACTCAACTTCGGACGCAATCTCGTTCTCAGACTTGTTGACGAGAGACTTTTGAAGTTCTATATTTTTAAATAAATCTTTTAAGCTCATTCTTCCACTCTAAACTTAAAGGCCTGTGGTTGCTCGGCCCAATCTCCTATAGAATCATTGTAATAGCTTAATCCAATTTGATAAGAATAACCCGCCTCTAACGTGGCCATATCCAAATCAAAATAATTTCCTGATACATCATAAGACAAATAAGTGCTTTTGCTACTACCAGTTCCATAAGATACTACTTCTAAATCATCTGTTACTCGAATTATTTTATATGAGGCACTCTGCAAAGTAAGATTTGGGGGATTTGCATTCGCTACGACATATATGGTAGGGCTCCAATCCTTGTTCCGAATAAATAATCTAAAACGAGAAATTTCTTTACGAGTATAGGCTGCCTTCAGATTAGTAATTGATGTCATATATTCGAATGTGGGAGCATTATCATAAGCTACTAGCGTTTTGGGCGCCACTGTTCCTGTAAAGAATTGAGTCAAGTCAGGAGTGCCAAAGGTCCCCGTATGCCAAACATCAAAAATTCTAGCGAGGGGAGTGGCCGCCGCCGTAATAGCAACAGAAGCAGAATAAATTCCTGCTGAAACATATCCCCCCGTAACTGACTGGTTTCCGTTATGCAAAATTAATTTTGCTCCGGATGGGGCCGTATTTGCCAAAGAGCCAGAATAGAGACTCACCATTACAGATCCTGTGGTACCCACCTCTGGAATATTTGTTAGTTTTCCTCGAACGTAATTGTATAAATATAGTGTATTTAAGTTGTCGGGGCCCGTTGCTAAGGAACTGCTATAATAAAAGCTACCACGATCGTCAGTTTTTCTCGAGTCCCAGCGCGCTTCGAGCACGGGCCGTTTGAAAAAATACTCCGAGCTCCGCGAAAAAAACTTTTTAGTAAAATAAGTATCTTTTGCTCCTACGGTATTTTGCAAGACTCCATCAGACGTGTCTTGGCCCGTAGAGCTAGAATAATAGGCTTCTTGGCTCGCAGTCAAATGGATTCCTAATCCATAATTATCATATTTTCCACCGGAGGATCCTAAAATCCAATCTTCCACAACGGCACTAATATTCAATTCTATATTTTCATATCCATCATCAAAAAATACCTTATAGGTGGAAATCCCGGAGCCAGTTAAATAATCTCCTCCGGCTGCTGTCCACGTACCAATTCCTGCTGGTGAAGTACCAGAAGCATTCATCCAATTCGAGCCGCTCCCGTTGTACGTAACGTCCTTATATTCTTCCATATCAAGTCCGACGCCCTCTTCCCATGATTGTGAAACGGGTACTATATCCAAGTAAAATCTTCGAGGTAGCGTAAAGGCGGTGCGAGCATTATACATTCTAAGATACCAATCCACGCTTCCACTCGCTGGGATTGTACCGGCTGTACGATCGGTAATTACTGAATCTACCGGGAATCTTATTAAGATGCGCGAAAGCTCCTGAGAAAGCCCGCTAGACCCTGACGCTTCACCGTAGATGGAAAAGACTTCTAATACGTCTGCGGCGCCCATATTAGATCCGGTTCCTCTTTGTGTGTCTAAAAGAGAAGATCTATACGCATTTGTAATCGTATTATCAGTAGTGGCTGTATACCTCTTAATTGCCATTAAACTACACTTCCTTGAATGTCTCTATTAGGAAATTTAATTTCAAATACCGTATCCCTATCAGCAGTTACATAACGGCCATCATTTGATAAATGCTCCTCAAAGTCAAAAGATGTCCTAGAATATGCACCGCCCGTAGTTTTGGCTACAAACTGAACATCTAGAACATCAACCACATTGGGTACTTTTTGCAATTCTTTATAAATATCAGTCACAAAAATTGCCTCTCCTATATCAAAGGTATTATTAGTAAAATAATTTTTCAAGCTCAGGGTTGCAGCCTCCAAGGCATTAAATTTGTTTTCACTATAATCTGTAACAATCTTAAAATCAATTCCAAAATTCACTATGCGCGCATTCAAAATATCTATAGTATCATTAATAATTTTGTAGTTAGCTAGCCATGTTCTTAAATTGTTTTTAAGAGTGGTGTTGGTCTCCACTAAAACGCCAGTTGTGTCTTCGGAAATTACATATAAATTTAAATTACGTTTAAATGAATCAAAATCCCTTTCAATGGTGCAACGCTTCACCGCGCCGAAGCTCGGGGGCATAGCATATACAATTGCTTTATAATCTTGAACCGTTACGGCTCTATTTTGAGCTGCATAAAAACTAAAAACTCGTTGTTTGATCTCATCTGCTGATGGAAGTTCAATATCGCCCAATATGGGTTCTACATTATTAACCTCTAGTGAATTATTTACTATATTTTGGAGTGACGGATTCAAAGAGTTCTGGGCCTCGAACTCTAAAATGGGAAAACTTACATTTTTCAAAGTATTCGAGGCTATATTAGCGTCTCCCGCATCATTAACCCGATAAAGAATAGTCAGCACTGTATTAGAGGGCGCCACACCAAACTTATCGGTAGCGGTTAGATTGGTGGGATCAAACTCTTGCTGTGTATAGTAATCGCGCCCGTGACGCTTTAACGTAATAGCGCTAGGATCTACAATCGATTGATTGGTTAATTCCGAATCGCTCCCGTATCCAAACTGTAGAAACGCTCTATCCCGTGTCTTTTCAAGCACAAATCGACGTGGGACCGGGAGTGCTTTCAAAATAGACGGTACTACTGCTTTGTCTGAATTATTATTCCGAATCGCTTTAAAAACTATCTCTTGTGCCAAATGATCTACTTCAAAATATTCGTGCCCTTCGCTGTCGGTAACCGATACAATTTCTGTAACTGCCGGATTTGCGATATCAAGCGTGAGAAATTTTTCAAAATCCTCTATCGTTTCGGTTTGAATTTCGGTTTTTCCAGATATTACGGTCCCGGTTGCCTTAACAGCAAATTCGGTAGGTACCCCTGTCGTAGAATTAACTTTAGATACTATGACTTCGTTGTTATCGGCCCCAAAATAAATATCGTCAGTCAATGTAAATAACTGTCCGCTGAGGGAAGTAAATTGACTTCCCGCGCGCAATGTAGGAAAATAGTTAGAATCTGGTACTCCAGCACCATCGGCGGGGATCGAAACATAAAATTGTACAAGCCCAGACGAAGAGTTAGAATCGCGATATTTATATCCTAGCTGTCTTGCGATACGTACAACATTATCATATTCCAGAGAAGTATCTAAAAAGGATTCATTAACTTGATAATCAAGATAAAAAGAAAGTATATCTCCAATATATGCCACCGAATCTATCATCATTGCGCCGAATCCGGCTTCATTAAAATCTTGAAAGCTATCAGCATAATAACGCTTGGCGTAATTCACAAGCTCTAATTTGATTGAATCAAAGTCGCGACTGGTATAATTTATTGCTGTTAATTTCTTTTTAGATTTAGCCATTGATTTTTATCCTTCTATTAAAGCGTGTTTGCGCTACTTCCTATTGTAAGCTGTTCTAAGTTTCCTCGGGGGGGTATAGAATAATCAATAGTAACTGACAGAAGGTTGTCCTCCCCTTCTATACCACTACCAGGAACAAAAGAAATATCATTTATTTCCAAAAATGGCATATATTGATTAACTTGCGATACGATATTTTCAGAAATTTTTGCAAAGGTTGTCTCGGTCATCTGCTCAAAAAAATAACTTCTTAAACCAACTCCAAAGTTTATATCCATTACACGCTCGCCAGGGGTTGTCAAAAGAAGATTTTTAAAATTTTGTTTAGCTACTTCTTCTAAAGTTAGATTAGCGGCATAAGCACCAATAATATTATCTATATAAAGAGGAAACTTGGGAGATAAACCTTTCACTGTGTTTTCCTTTCAGTTTAATTAGTTTATTATATAGTTCTTGTTCCTTATTCGCATTCAAAACTGGTTTGATCTGCCTCATCGCCGGCGTCGCCGGCGGGACCACCGCCACCAGGCGCCGGGGCGCCGCCACCCGGTGCACCGTCCGCAGGTGCTGTCTGTGCCGGGTCAGCGCATGCCCACGTCGAAGTGGGGCTCTCAGATAACTGATCATTCTCGCTGTCCGATCCCAACCCTGCCGGGGGAGCGGCAAAGTGAGGATCGTCGCCAAGTATACATTCTTCTAGAGCCTTTTGATGATCAAACATTTCTTGTAACTCCTCTGCAGAAAGATCGAAAAGGATATACGCCCAACCTAGCGGGCCAGGAGGCAAAATAGCCATATAAGGTAGTGTTCCGATCAAATCAAAACCAAAAGGCTTAAACTTTGGACGCAATGGTTTTGGCAGCGCTACTAAGTCTGTGTCGACTTGTTCCTGTAGTCTTTCAAGCATGTTGTCGAGGGTACCCTGGCTATCGTACGTTCTTACCATTTGAAACACCTGGCCGCTTACATCACGAATTTTTTTACCCACCACAACATGGGGATCAATTAATTCTGCTAATCCTTTTAGAATTAATTTGGGAGTTTCCAGGAACATCTTTAACAGGAACGACATCCCCATAGCCGCAAACTCGCTAGCGGCCGTTCCAAGAAGTCCAGCAGCGGCTAGCCCTGCTCTCTGTGAGGCCGTCTGAGACTCTTTATCCACATATGCATAATCATCGCCGGCGAGGGCCGCTTTTAATATAATCCTCAACGATTTTTTAGTGTCATTAAAAATGATATCATACTCGCGGGTGTCGCCTCCGGTTACCAAAAGTCCATACATAAACAAAAATGTTATAACATCTTTAGCATTAATGGCCTTTCCAAATAATTCTTTAAAGGCTTCGCTCTGGGCCATCTCGTTGAGTATATTATTTTTATAGTACAAGAAATAATTATTTGTAATGTCGTCACGTATGTACGGTGGCGGAAGAAAGTCTGACCCACGCAGTTTATTGCTCCACATATAGGGATTTAATAGGTTGCGATCGAGTTTGCTTATAAGTTGGCGGTCAGCTTGTACACTAGTGGGAACAGAAATGCTATACCTGCTGGAGGCCATCGGCAGAAGAAGTGCACTTTTATTTCTTATTAGCTTTGAAGCCTGACTAACTGGGGTCCGGACTCCCATAATATTAATCAGGCCGTTCATCAAGTTATGAACTTCAGTACCGTTCGCTGGGTACGACATGCTCGAGTTACTGTTCTCACCGCCGACGGTGAGCATCGAGAGCATTCCGAAGGGCGATGTTGGAGGAGTATAATATACCACTCGCGATCCAACATTAACATTAGTAACAATTTCGCCCAAAATCTCATCAAGCCATTCATTGTCAGTCCATGTCTCCGAAGCATCCGGTGGGGCTAAACCAAGTTGTGCCTCGGTGGGACTGTCTGGCGTCGGCTGCTGCCCGGGCCGGGACTCTCTTTCCGGCTCCTGGCCGGGCAACGCGAGGAGCCCGGAATCGTCGTCATCGCCAACGCCATAAGATAAAAGAAAGTCCTCCAGGTCATCACGACGTACATTCATCAATGCGGTCATCATGTGAGCTGAGTACTCGTCAAATGGTACTATGAGCGTCGGCCTTGCGCCCCATGCTTCATCGCCGTCGTCGATGACGGACGGGGACGCGTCATGAACTCCCGGGGTTTTATAAATATCAGTTACATCTTCGGCAGTTAGGCTATACCATGGTTGCGCTTCGAAGAAATAGGTCCCGTCCTGGTTCTCGGTACCGAAGTAGGGATCCCCCTCACTAGGGCCGATATTATCGTCAGCATCGCCGGGATCTTCTTTCCATATAGTAACTTTAACTTTGATATGGTTATTAAAATCTTTATACAAATGCGACACGAACTGGTGCGACCAGTGGCCGTGGTCGGAGAGGTGGCTGACCAAGCCAAAATCACTTGGATTATAATTTATATTCTGCACCGCGTCACCGATCACGTACTTCCGGCCGCTGGCGACGGTTGGCTCTGAGGCAGTGAATCGTCTAATCAGCTGCGACCGGCTGCCCTCGTGCTTCGCCAGCACACAATCCCAATAGGTGACTGTCGAGCCGGCTACACCATTGCAGGGCTCGTCGCCTTCCGCGATGTGGTCGAGCCCCACGCTGGCCGCTTCAAAATCGAACCCGGTTGGGAGATCCGGATAGGCAACTTTCCTATCCAGTCGTAACTCGCGGGGTTTACTTATTATCACGTCAGACATTGAGGCCTCTTGATTGCCAGACTGCCTATCAGAGTAACCGACGAACTGGCCGGCGAGGCCGTTGGTGAGGCTCACAGTTCCGTAGTACTCATGCTCATATTCCAGACTATCATATCCGTGGCCTGCACCATATGCATGAGGGGCATGTTTGGACAGGCTGTCTTCATGGATATCCTGCGCTCCAGGATCCTGGTCGGGGCGCGTGGTGCGTACATCCCTAATCATGTGGCCATCCAGGTGGTTCAGTCTAATATCGGCGTACCGGATGTCGGACCCTTCGGGGCGGTGGTGCTTCGAAAGAGCGAAGTTAATCCAGTCTTCGTCCTGAACAAACCCGTTCACGTATGCGCCGCCCGTCATCTGCGACGCGCGTGTAGTCATCATCATACGTTTCATAAAAAATCTTACAGCATCATAATTATCAAGATTCAAAAATCCGATGTAGCCCTTGTCGTAGTTGCCGATGCCCGTGACGAGGCCGGCATCGTCTTGCGATATTCCGGTGGCCGGGATGTGGGGGGTGATGAATGCTAGTTTTATGGTTCTCAAGAATTTATCTATTTGAGTGGCGCCTAGTTTTGCTTTGAGGCTCTCGTCGTTCAGCCCATTAAGAAAATGATCAAATCTCTCAGTGCTTACTACGTGGCGGACCTTGCCGGCAGAATACGCGCCGGGGGGCACGGGGGGGGTTCCTTCCGCAGCAATGAGTGCGCCATTATCATCAACAAAAGCGACGGCAGACTCCGGGTGCTTATAGGATACAGCCAGCTCGACATCAGGCAGTAATCTTCGAAAAACGTTTTTAAGTCCTTCCTCGTAGGCGAACTTCATATATGCATTCCGAGCGGTGAATGTGCTATTGCCATGGCTGATATCTATAGTGTCGCCGCTTCCATCAATTCGATATCTCATGCCCTCAAGCTTATTATAATCGTAATCAAAACTAACGTATTTTTCGTTTACAAAAATACCATTATCTTTGGCGTATTCAACCAAGTCCTCCGGTGCAAGTCGCCCGGGCTCGTTTAATTCCCAGAGCTGGTTACGCAGAGCGCGCCATTCGTCAGTCTCGGAGACGCCCGGCGGCATGTCGCGCTCCAGCCCATTCAATTGCTCAATGAGATTCTCGCGGGCGGCTATATCGCTACGACTATACCCAGGAAAAATCATATCATAACTAAATTGAGCCACGGGAGTGTCCTCACTCTCCACACCATCAAAGTGCAGTGGATCTGCTTCGCCGTGGCGCTCCGGAGAAACCATCGCTCGTAACACTTGGCGCGGTGATCCATCGCCGGAAGTAAAATCAATAGTGTTTTGGTACCCGGTGCCGGCGAGCAGGTGCATTATTATGTTGTGAGCAGATATACTGGGGGGATTAACCAGAGGAAATACCTGTCGCATAACAATACTATTAAGATTGCCATCTTCATTTCCAAATGCAGTCAAGATAGCTGAATTTAAGTTGCCTATCCTCTCCTTTATTATATAATCTAATGCCCAATCCCCGAACGCCGTAGGCAACGTACCTGTTTCCTCAAAAGTCTGGGCTCCGGTAACTATTTGTGATGGGACTGCCAGGCCGTCGCCGTCCGGATCAAACGGGTTGGATATCATGCGCTCGGCCTCGCCGTGTAATTCGGCGCGGCTTATAATCTTTTCTACATAGATAGCGGCCGCTTTTTTAAGATTGTTGAAAGTTGAACCTTCCATCGCCTCGTCGGTACCCAATATTGAACTCCTAACTCCTCCAATCAGCTGCTCTGTGACCAGAGGGTTATAGGCGTATTCACTAAAGCCGTATATCGATACAAGAAATATATTTCTTAGTAACTGCTCTAAAAGAAGTACTTGAATATAAGCATTCATCACAGTAAAAATTATTGTATCCTCAACGGGCCCTACTACGCAGTCCCGGTCCGTACAAGCATTGTCAGCAAATTCTTGAAGCCCTTTTAACTTTAGACTGTCAATATCAAAAAGTCCCCTACCCTGTGGCGAAAATTTCCCGTCTGGGCACGGTACTGGCTCTAGGGATAGCCTCTTTACATTGTCGGCAATAAAAAGCGGAGACTTTCGTATTTGATAGGCAGCCATATTTACAAAAGAAAGCATCGACGGCATATACATACTATATCGCGACACCATTTTAAATACATCGACGACGGCGCCAGAACCCTCTCCGGGAAGTGCCTTATTTCCGGTGTTAAATCGATCGACCAAGTTCTTAAATGTATTATGATAATAATAAGAGGTTGTTGGATCAGGAAAGATGATGGGGTTCTCGGGGGCATAAAACCCGTTGTCCGGATCAAAATCATTATTAATAGAACCACCTGTCCAAATACGGTTCGGTACGCCGTGGGGGGGGCCATGAGGCCCGTCACCGGTTTCATTCTCGGGAAAACGAGATATAGCATAACTTACGCTCTGGCTACTACCGGGCGGAGTTACTCCAAATGCAAAGTTTTCCGTAGCCTCGCGTTGAGATCCCCCAACTTGAAAGTTTGTTACCAGCGGAACTTCATCAGTTCCCAAAGCCTCATAGGCGGTGCCCAAGGGAGAAACTACTTTATAAGTTATTTGTGTCTGGCGCGCGGCTTCTCCCTCTTGAAATAAAATACCTAATTTTTGTATCTCTGGGTTGGCCGCCAATTGAGAAGCGGCACCGGGCGCGCCAGAAGGAGGGCTATCCAGATTTTGCATAAAGTCTTCGGCGCCGGCTACTGCGTTAGGGTTGGGGTCCCGGTCCTGTGGAAACGGTAATAGTCCCGCTTCTTCCAGCGCTCTTTGTTCATTTGCCGACATCCAACCATAGTCCGGCTTTAATAAAAGAGGCTTCAAGTTCCCCAGATCATTAATAAAATTAATTTTAGGTATTTCAAAAATCGCATCCATCAAAGTCGAAATAGAATGGGCAAAGGGCGGCATGGCAGTTAATGATGGCACTACACCGGCACCACAATTGAGGTTGGGAGTTCCAAGGTCTTCAATATCTTCCAACAAATCATTATAAAAATCTATAACATCATTAAAGTCCGCGTCGGCATCCAGAAGCTCCAAACAGACATCTAAATTCTCTGGTACTTCAAAAGGTGGTTGGGAAAGGATAGAGTCACAATAATCCGGCGAGACCATCTCTCCGATGCAAGAAAAGAAATTTATAACTTCCGAACGACTAGCTAACGCTGCCTGTAATGTAGCTAAATTTGTTTCAGTATTTATTAAGCCCCGAATAATCTCTAAAACCTCGCGAGAGGGCGCGCCGTTTATAAGACGACAACTTTCTCTAGCGCTAATATTGTGAGATAGGAGCTCTAGAAATGTATTGCCAGTTTCTACATTAATACCGTATTCCTCATAGCACCCCTCTAGGGTGGGAGGAACCGCTTTATAATCGTTGGATATATTAGGAAATTCATTGATGGCCTGAGTTAGTGGTACGCCATCTCCCGGATCTTCGCTAGCCTTACACGCCTCAACTATTAAATCTGCAACAGCACCGAGAACACCAACCAACGTCTTGAGGGCGGCTTCTTTAAGGGCGCTCTTGATTTGCTCGGTTATTTCTTTATTAATATTAATTACTGGAAGTGTGGTAGGTAATTTAGGTATGCGTGGTATCTTGGGGGGCCCCGGAAGTTGATAAGGATCGACTCCTGGGATGGGAGGCATCTGGCCCGCTGGGATGCCGGCCTTAATCGCTATACATTCGAAGGCAGCCCAAATAAGCCGATCAAGGCCATATTTATTTAAAAATCGCCTTACAAGCTTTTCGGCACTATTAATTTTTTTAATGGCTTCGCCAATCTTAGTAAACTTCCCTTCAACATCTTTCCGCTTATCTTCCACCCCCTGGTTGAAAGCCTCAATATTTTTTGCTGGATCGTTTAACTGCTCGTCCTGGGCGCGTATCTGCTTAGGAGTTTGGAAAAGCTTATTGACAGCCTTTTCTTCCTGTGTCCATATATTGGGGAGCGTCTCCGAGTGGGGGGCGCCGAAAAAATCGATTGTTACGTTTGCGGTTGTTAGATATGCTTCGATAAACCGCGACCAAGTTAAGGCTTTTTTTCGTTGTCTATATATTCCATTTAAATTATATAACAGTTCCGAGGCTACTCTTTGAGTATCTTCATTTTGCTTCCAATAAAATTCATAACCCTTCGTTAGGGCAATCGTGCGTCCTTTTTGTTGTAGCTGAATTAAAACTACATTATAATCTTCATCAAAATTGATAGTAAGAGCATCGTCTTCATTTAATCTTAATTGACGCCCATTAAATTGTACAAAATCTTCTAGCTGATCAAATAATAAAACTAATTTATTATGTTCTTCTTTAAAGTCTATATAGGGCGAGACACGGCCATCAAAAAATTTAGCTTGCTTATTATATATATCAAAAAGTGGTTTAAGCGCTGTTATTTTCTTCCCTATCTTTCCGGAGGAATAGGCGCCCGTTTTATCAATGCTAGACAGGTTAAAATCGGCTTCTCGCAGATTTTCTAATTCCTCGAGCCGATTCTCGGCGATGGTATATTTTATCAGTGGCTTTAAATACATTCTAGAGGGAAAATGTACTTCTAGATTCGCCGCGATGTTCGTGTCCGAGAAGGGCTGCATACCGTGTAATGAGAGAAGCCACGAGTACATCTTCTCGATGTCGCCGAGGCCCCAGGTGAAACTGAAACGGTGATGAAGCAGTTTTTTCCCATAATAACTTAGAATTTTATCTATCGCCCCATAAGCAACAGAAGAATCACCCCAGTACGTTGGATACCATTTTTCGTAAGCCGACGACCACTCATAGCCGGGCGGAGGACTATTAATATCTGATGGCTCTAACATCGCGGTAGGGCCTTTCACAATAATATGAATAACTTTCTGAGTCTCCCCGGGGTGCAAAGGTCCGGCCGGCACAACCTCTTCCCAGGGTTTGTTTATTTCGCGATTGTACCATAAACGAGTAATAGTGGCCATAATAATTCTTTAGTTCGTATTGTTGTAAGCGCTACATATATAAGAATCTGCAACTGTGCTCAAATAATTTTGCTGCCAAGTGGCCAAGTTCGTTTGGTGTGAAATAATTGAAAGTTCTGTTTGGGCGGTTTCCTGAATTATGCTTTTTACGCCCCTGGCCATCATCATAAAAGGAGGGGATGTATCTAATTGTTTCGACGCGGTTGGCTGAAAAGGAGATATATGAGTATGCGAGAGCGCTGCATCATTAAAGGATCGTTGATATTTCACAAATGAGTAAAGTATTTCTCGTAAATCTTCTATTTGCTCAACTAATTCGGTTAAGCCATTAACAAGATTACATCCCTTAACTAGCGGCTGAAGATCTTCGTCAGTGTTTCCGGCGATCAAATCTATACCGTTAATGGCCGCCTGACGTTCTCCCTGAGAATCTCGCGTGTCTGTTCCGGTTACCAATTTTATACCACTTCGGGCTACTAAACGAATATCATCGGCCTTCAGTGCAATGGCCGATTGCGCGATGCTATCTCCGACGGTGCCCTCTACAAGCTCAAAATATTCATCAATATTGGCTTTTTGACTCACATACATTCTTGCTGCGTCAATCTTAAAGTCGGGATTAGCGTAGACAGGTTCTCCTTCCTCATCACACTCTCGCGCATAAGTCCCCATCCGGCCAACGACCAAATCGATTGCTGCACATTGTGTATGACATGCACCGCCGTAACCACTCGTAACCGCCGAGGACCGATCGACTCCTAAAACTATCCACGCATTTCGATCGTTTTTATAAACCACTTCGGCTTTCGCTTGACGATAATCAGGAACCGGTTCTAAAGAAGGTCCACACCCGCATCCCGAATATTTAACAAAAAACTCCAGAGGCATCTTTCTAATGCTCTCCTTGGTATCCTGACAAAGATTTGATAAATCAATAGGCTTTTTTCGCTTAGGTATGGTATATTTTTTATGAAGACTGGACATAATTTAAGTGGTTAGGCTGGAACATCCCAAGGGTCGATCTCTTCGTCGGCTACGGGAGTCACCGGTGAAGATATCTGCTCTTGTTCAGCTACCCAGCCAGAAGCTTCAGCATCGTCCACCACTTTAGGATAAAGCCCAGCAGCAATTGCTCCTCTTTTGACGGTCTGGCTGTAGTTCCATGGATATTTGCTTTTATAACCTGCTGGAGGGGAGGAACCGGCCGGCTTACACGCAAAGCAAACTTCAAATTTTACCGCGATTTGTTGAGCACAATTCTCAGCGGTCGCATTAGGATCGCTAACAAGAGACCCAAAAAGTCTCCTCATATCCTGCGCAACAAATTGAAATTGTTTATCTGAATCGGTAATGGCCGGCAGTAGTGCCGCTTTGTTCGTTAACTCAATATTATGAAATGCAGCAAAACGCTGCCCTCCTCCGTCGGTCGCGCAAACATTAAGTTGCCAATAGCCAAATGAACAATAGTTATTAATCGCCAATGCTCCATTGCCACCCGAACTGCTGCGTTTATCGCCCTGCGCGGCATTCTTAAAGCCTGACTCGTGTTGTGCATTGGCCGCCAAGCCGCATAGAAACTGATCTGAAAAGCCAGTGAAGTGTCCGCTTTTTTTCATTTTTCTAACAAATTCAACGGCGCCCGGTGCTGGCTCCTGTGGTGTAGCCGAAAACAAACCTTCCCCCATTATATCTGGAATCATGTTTTTAAACATATCCACAATAGAACCCGGCATGCCCCCCATACTAGGAAATATTTGAGGGGTCCGCGCAGGATAGCCCACAAACTCTCCACATATCCAGGGGCCACACAGCGAGGCGCCAGGATCATATTTTACATGTACAATCTCTTGGGGAGCGGGCTCCGAAGACATGAAAGACTTAGGTGACCAGCGAAATCCCGGGAAAAGTGATATCTTATCACCATCGCCGCCATCACCAAGGGAAGGCATCGGGTAGTCCACGGGCTTTTCGAGGCACTCTGTACGGCCATCTGATAATATCATACATCTTAAAACTCTTACAGGCTGAACCCGAGGCCCATAAAGTGCTTTTTCAACAAGGGTGGGCGCCGCGTCGTCTACTCGTAATACAACTGCTTCTGCAACATCTGAATCTTCAAAAGTAGAAGGAGTGCATGCTGCTTCATTATTTCGGCTCGTTAAAGATAGGCCGTCTTCTCGCCGAGGATCGTAACTAACTTTGGCCGGCGTCATGACTCTTTTGGGCCACATTTCATACATTTCTTTAAGCGTTAAATCAATGCTCATTATCTTCTTCCTCGTTTAGCATATCGTATAAATCTTCTTTATCCTCTTCGGAAAGTCCCGTAATGTCTCCCTGCTGTTTCTGGAGTAACGCCGATAATTTAACCATTTGTTCGTTAGAACGTTGTAGGTTTTCTACATATTTGGCGGCTATAGAGCCTAATTCTTTGCGCGCCCCATCTGACATTTTCATGTCCTTCATGGCATCCATAAGAAGTGATTTGGCGAGAGCACGATCTTCTCTGACGTTGCGCGTGGCCTCTTGTATATATTCTTCTAAATTTCGCCGCTTTCCCATTTGTTTTTGAATATCCTATATTTTTTACGTAACTTGTTTAAATTATTAACAACTTGTTTGGTATTAAGCCCTGTAATCTCCCGTAAGTATAAGTAAATAGCTTTTTTATTGAAAATTTCAATATCATTTGAAGACTCAAAAAGAATTTTAACTGCCTTAAGGACCTTTTTTTCATTTTCCTTTAGCATATCTCCATTCCAACTTGCTAGTTCCTCAAAAAAATTCTTCCAAAATTCTTCTTCTTCTCTTATCTCCTCATACTGCCTTTCTTTAGAAACAAGATCTTCCTCAAGCTGGTTTATTACGTCCTCAAGATAAACTTCTTTTTTGGCGCGCCTGGTGTTTTGTTTTACTTTATGAATAAACCAGTTTTTTGTTACGACACTAAAATAAGAAAACGCCTTTGATCCCTTGTTGGGATCATATTTGTCCAAAATGGTGGTGAGCCATATTTTACATTCATCGCGAAGATAATCAATATTAGGTAGCGAAGTGAATCTATAGGTAAAGATTATTTTATTAACCATCTCGTCAAAAGCCGGCTGAATCAATGTTATATATAATTCGGTGCGTCTTTTATTACATCTTATCTTTGCATATTCTACGATAGCATCTTCGTGTATCTGTGTAAAATAATAATTTTTGCGTCTCTTACGACGTTTCTTCGGTGTTTCTGCCATCAGCCATCTCCTCTTCAATCATTTCTAAATCGGTCGTAAGACCATATATTTCTTCAAATCTTTCTACTTCTTCGCAAACGAGCTTCGTTTTGGCAATGAATTCTTCCATAATGGGCTCGCCATAAAACATTTCCATGTTGTACATAGATGTAGTAAAATCTTCAAACATTCGAAATGTTATATACAAATCTCCAAGATTATCGGCTGTATATAGAAGTTTTCCTAAGATCTTTAAGACGTACCAGATCAGAAATATATTTAACAACAATGAAAAACATAATATTATAATCAGCCACATCATCGTTTTTTCTCCAGTTCGTTCCGTTGCATTTTTAGATCAGTGCGAGACTGCTCGATAAACTCTTCAGTTATCTTGCCAACTTTCCCGCGCGATTGTGTTTTTTTAACGTCAACCGTAGGTCGAGTCAATAGTTTGCTTAAACTATTCTCCTCGTTGCATAGTTGACACCTCTCTAACACCTCTTCAGAGCCGTGCATAACTAAAAATTCATTAGAGCACGCCTCGCACCTATAAAAATACCGCGGCATTATTCCTCTATAGGAATTTCAGAACCTACAAGCTCTTCTACCACTCCTGGAACGTCAGTTGGTTCTACATTCTCAAATGTAACCACCGGCGGATTTGTCACAATTAATTCGCCTTGGCTCGGCCCATTAGGTTGAAAGTTCATTTCTTTCAGAATCGGAACTATGTCCGTTTCCTCCATAAGACATTTCTGAAGAGCCATCATCACGGCTCCCAGGGCCTGATTGGACAACTTCATTATTTTTTACTCTCCTCTAAAGCACGCAGGCGCGCATCGACATCATTTAAATGCTTTTCTAGCTCACGCGCATGTTCACGAAAAGCCGTACGCAAAGCATCGTCCATTAGTTCTTTAGCTCGTCCTTCCGTTAAGTACTTAATATTTTTTGTTAATTTCATTTTTTTACCTCCTACCAATGAAAATTATTCTTATAGTGTTTAACTATATTTTCTATCTCTCTCTCAAAATCTTTTTGTGGTTCCCAGCCCAAAGCTCGTAATTTATCATCATTTAGAGCATAACGTACGTCCTGGCCTTCTCTAACTTTGTCCCAACCCACATATTTTTGCCAGTCTTCGTCGGTACCATGATATTCTTTAATAATTTTTCGTACCGTTTCTTTGTTTTCCTGCTCAAACGCGCCGGCCACATTAAAAATTTCATTTTGAACGCCGCTCTCAATAATAGTTATAACTGCCCGGGCGGTGTCCGCTGCGTGTAACCAATTACGAACCGGGAGCCCCTTATCGTGTAACCGTACGTTCTTGTTTCTTTGAAGCATTTTAATTGTTAATGGTACCAGTTTTTCCGCACATTGTCGTATCCCATAATTGTTGGTCGGGCGCAACAGAATATAATTTATCCCATATGTTCTCGCCCAGGCCTGAACTAACATGTCGGCAGCTGCTTTTGAGGCCGAGTAGGGATTACTTGGGTTCAAAAGATCTCCTTCATAATGAAACCCCTCTAATATATCACCGTACACCTCATCGGTGCTAAACTGAAAAAAGGTGGGGCGTTCGCAAACATTGTCTGGTTTGTGTCGAACTACCTCCAGTAAATTTTTAACTCCTCGTACATTAGTAGAAATAAAGTCAGTGCTATCAATAATGCTATTTCCAACATGAGTTTCTGCAGCCGTATTTATAATATAGTCGCAGTCCGGAAGCCACTTAATATCGCAAATATCTTCTCGTACAAAATAAAAGTTCTTATTGCTTTCAAATTGAGAAATCAACTCTTTATTTGCAGCATGCGTACACTTATCAATACCATATACTTTCCAGCCGCGCTCCAAACACACTTCGGTTACATATGATCCAATGAATCCCAAACACCCTGTAATGGTTACTATCTTCACTTAGTCTCCCTTTACAATCCTATAACTATCAGTATCAAAATGTTGCGTCGAAAATTCAAATAGAGCCGTGTCTTCCAATGCTAGCATTTGGTGTCTAAGTCCTGTATGAACGTGAAAATTATCTCCGGGGCCCAAAATCACTTCTTGTGCGGTATTCAGATCATCTCGATCAGAATACCTTACCAAGACCCTTCCGGATTGGATATAAAAGACCTCATCCTTGATTTTATGAAAATGCCACGAGCATCGCCTTCCCTTAACAAAATAAAGAAGCTTTCCACAATACTTTTCACAATTCACAATCCATTTTTCAAACCCCCACCCCTTGGGCACAAATTTAATCGGTAAAGAATTCTTCATCTGTTATTCCTTTATCGTCGACATATACATCACCGGCCGGCTTTCCCAAAAACAAAGTATGATATTTTACTCCCCATGAGTCTAGTTGGTTCTGCGTAAACTCATAAAACATTTCATGAGCAGCTGTAGAATCATTATGGCTGCGCCCCATTCCACGGGCAGTCTGAAATATCACCGTATTGCCCGCGTCATAGAGATGATTAATTTTTTCAATTCGCTCAGGAAAGGGTGTGGCTGTTTTATAGCTACTGCCATCTTGTGTACAAATAGTGCCATCAATATCAAATACATATGTTCTCATGCCTTGCTCGTTTTTAGGATATTACTTGTAGAATATCCTTCAATAAAATTAAAAATCACGACCTCCGCGATGTCGTTTCCGACCACGTCGTCTATTTTGTAATCGCCTCCTTTGACAATGATATCAGGTTGTAATGATTTTATTAAGTTATATGGCTCTAACTCTTTAAATGAAATTACCTCATCCACATATTTACACGCTTGAAGCATAAATATTCTGTCTTCTAGAGCAAAGTATGGCCGGCCGGGGCCTTTAAGGTGAGATACACTATTATCACTATTAATGCCAACCACTACCCTTCCCAGGGATTTGCAAAATTTTAATAACTCAAAATGTCCACGATGTAACACATCAAAACACCCATTAGTAAAAACGGTTTTAGTAGTTTGCATACCACGGACTTTCAATTAAGGCATACGCCTTAACAAGTTGCTCGATACTAGTATCCAAATCGTACAGACAATTAAACCCTTTATCGTATATCTTTTGGCTGCTCACCACATAATCTCGGACGTCTGGGTCTTTCGTGAACTCTGCCTTAATAATTTCTAGAGGCAGCTGTTCTCCTATCTTTTGAGCAAGTTGTAGCTTATTCATGTTCATGGCATCGTGACCTAAATTATAAGTATCATTTTTGCATGCGTCCCAATTGTCGATAAGAAATTTAAACGCTCGGCAAACATCCCAAATGTGAACATAATTTCTCATGAATTCGCATTCATACAATATCAGAAGGCGATCTCGCAAAGCTCGTAAAACAAAATTATTAACTAATAAATCTGTGCGCATGCGGCTCGAAGGACCACAAACCGTGGCTAATCGAAAGGTGGCACAATTATTAGTATTCCTGAATACTGTTTCGGCATCCACCTTGGTCCTTCCGTATAAGGAAACCGGATTTAGCGGTGACTCTTCCGTGACCACCGAGCCATCTACGCTTCGGCCATAGCCCGAATTTGTACACGGATAAATTATAATTTGATTATCAGATTTGTTTTCTGCCAGCCACCTGTTGGCTTCAAAGTTAACCTGGGCTGCCTCAACGGGTTTTTGTTCGCAAAGAGGAAACCCCACCAATGCAGCCAAAGGAATAACCACATCAGCATCTTTTAAAAGGGCGGCATAAAGTTTGGTATCGCGGACGTCTCCACGAACAAATGTAAAATTTTCGTTCTGGACATAGCGGAGCAACGAGTCCTTATCGTACATCAAAGTATCCAAAACTGTTACATTATGCTCGGGCAACAAAAATTGAATAAGCTCGCTACCAATATACCCAGCTCCGCCAGTAATAAGTATTTTCATTCTTTATTCTCCCTTATACCATACGGCACATAATTACAAATTCTCTCATATGCATAATAAACAAAAAACCCTGTT